AATAACAATGATCCGAGACGTGTTTAAATGATAACACGTTCTGCGCGTCATTGCGTTCTCGCTCTTGCCAATAGGAGGAGACATTTTAGACGTGTTTGGCTGGGTCATTCCCAGTGAACCTCCGTCTACTTGTCAGGTTCGCGGCGGCGCGAATCCTTTGTACCGATACGGCCCTGGATCAGATGCAAATCTGATAGGGGGGACGCCGTTACGCCATGGAAACCCACCATTGCTCTTTGATGTCGAGAAAGATCCCTTGCTTAGTCCAAAAGACTTCGGCAAGAGCGTTTTGCTCGGTGTCAGGATGCAATTGGGAATCCGCGGTAAGCGGCGGGAAGTCAGTCGTTGTCCCAAAGATCCCTTTATTGAAGTATATGGCACGATTGTGCCTGCTTCCGTTAGGGACCGAGGGTAATAACGATGACTGCATTTGTCTTGTATTCATAGCAATATGGATGCTAGATGAGTCGTGTCGGGAAGGGAATCAGAGGTGGTGCATGCTCTAGGAGTCATACCTTATGGATGACAATAAGAGCCTAGATAAGTATAAACTCATCGCTGCACTTACTTCTGACGTCTTCACGTCACTTGGAAGTGTATTAACTAACAACACTAAAGCTCTACGGTTAGATCTTCGGAAGATCCATCGCAGAGTCTGTGCCGAAGGTGATGGTTTTTTAACTAAAACCTTGCCTCGCCTGGCTAAAGCCCTTGATAAGGCCTTAGCTGAAGAAATTCCGTTGAACTCTGCTGAATTGGGTTTTAAACCCCAGCCAGGCAGTAAGCTACCGATATTATTCGGGACGCTTTTCAATAGAATCCTAAAAACAGACGGGACACCCCTCGACACACCTTGTGTCAACAGCATTAAGCAAATACGTCAGCTCCTCTACTTATGGTATAAGTACGAGTTGCCTTATTCAGATGAACAAGAACAACACGTCATTACTAAGTTCGCAAGAACCGAACGTGAACTCGAAACCGTCTCAGAACGGCTTTGCCGCCTTGGCACTGCTGTTACTGAATTCATTACTTCCCATCGTCGTTCCCCTTATACGCGGTTTATTCCGCGTACGAAAGAGAAAGAAGGTTACTTCGTCACGCTCAGAGAGCGCCAAGAAGGACCTTACGACCTTAGAGAGGTAACTCGTGAAGCAAGGGCCATCCTTTCAGATGTCCTTGCATTCTTTGACCCGAAAGACATTGTCCCCAGGCACGGTCCCGGCGCTGTTGCAACAAAGCAACAGTTATCCGAGAAGTACCAATGGATTAATGTCTCGGCGAAGATCACACGCAAATACCCACTCGACGAATTCTTTTTCTCGTCGTTGGGACATGTATGTGATCGTGTCGATACGCTCGCGCGCATCGGCCAAGAAGATCTTCCGGCACGGGTTTGTCTCGTGCCTAAAGATTCTCGTGGGCCTAGGCTCATCTCTTGTGAGCCCGTTGATTACCAATGGGTGCAGCAAGGATTAGCCGCGTCCCTGGTTCGTTTGATTGAACACCATGACCTAACAAGGTACAATGTGTTCTTCACAGATCAAGTTCCCAACCGTGTTGGAGCCCTATTGGGCTCTAATACGGGTAAGTACGCTACCCTAGACCTTAATGAGGCCTCGGATCGCGTTTCGCTTGAACTGGTTCGCCTACTATTCCCGCCTCATATCTTTGAGTACCTGGAAAGTTGTAGGTCTTCGTCTACGGTGTTGCCAGACGGTCTAATATTACCGCTTTGGAAGTTCGCGCCTATGGGAAGTAGTCTTTGCTTCCCAATCATGGCGTTAACTATCTTTAGCATATTAGCTGCTGCAGCCCCGGATGCTGATACTCGAGAGAGTATACATGTGTATGGTGATGATGTGATTGTTCCAACGGCTTTCGCCGGAGACGCAATCGAACTGCTAGAGTCGTTTGGTTTAAAGATTAACCGCGACAAAAGCTGCATCAAAGGATTCTTCCGTGAATCCTGTGGCATGGACGCCTACAAAGGTATCTGTGTCACACCAGTCCGACTAAGGACGGTTTGGTCATCCTCACGTTCGCCCGACTCCTATGCTTCGTGGGTGGCTTACGCCAACTCATTTTGGGATAGGAGGTATTACGCTGCCTACGATTATATCGTAGGGCTATTGCACTCAGTATATGGTGCAATCCCAGATGAGGACATGAATCTTTCGTGTCCAAGTCTTAGATACGTACCTGATGATGCGAGACCTAAGCGTTCCAGGTCTAACCCTTCCCTTCAAAAGAGGGAGTGGTTAGTCTGGGATCTGAAGTCTCCTCATGTAGATCAGACCATTGATGGTTGGCAAATGCTACTCCGTTTCTTTGCGGAGGGCATGAAACCAGCTGTCTATGATCCATATGACCGCACCACTGTCGTTGGTTTATCTAACCCGCATCAGTGTTTTTCAGTCAGTTCATACACACGACGCTCAACCAGCATGCTGGTTAAGCGTTGGCGATGAGTCGACTAAGAGGCCCCGAAAGGGGCCCCCCTCGGGATGGTTCCATGACCGTCTGGAG